ATTTGAATAAAAAGAAAAATGATATGAGTGGAATCCTGAAGTTTTTTGATATCGCATTACACATGGAAGCATTTACTAAGATTGAATTTACGCCAGATGATATCGTTCGTTCTTCGCTGGTAAAAGACTATATCTTAGCCAAACTGAGATATGAAGACCATGTTGTTTGAGCATGTAAAGTTACCGCAATTACAGTTTGACCTAGAAGCGCAAACGACGAATTCGGGAAGAATGTATCTAACACCAAGCGGAAGAAAATATCCATCAGTCACTACGGTACTTTCTCATTACAATTCTAAAGCTATTGCGAAATGGCGCGAAAGAGTTGGAAATGAAGAAGCGAATAAGATAGCAGGCAGAGCCTCTCGGCGTGGAACAAAACTTCATAGTGTATGTGAAAAGTATCTTCTGAACGAAATGACAGAAATGAAGATGCATTCTATGATGCCGAACATCAAAGAATTATTCTTAAAGATAAAGCCATATATTGACAAAAATATCACGAAAGTTTATACTCTAGAACAAGCACTTTATTCTGATCAATTACGAATTGCAGGTAGAGTAGACTGTATTGCTGAATGGAATGGTGTTTTATCTGTAATTGATTTTAAGTCTTCGACAAAAGCGAAAAAGAAAGAGTATATTGGTAATTATTTTATGCAATGTACAGCATATGCCGAGATGTTCTATGAATTAACTGGAACACCAATTCATCAATCCGTTGTGTTGATTGGAGTTGAGGAAGAAGATGGACAAGTTTTTGTAGAACGAACTTCTGATTATTATGTGATGTTGAAAGAATATATTGGTCGTTATTATGATAAATCAGAACGTACTCAACTTATCTGAATCTCTAAAAGTAACTTATGATTCGGCGTATCCTTTCCCATACGTTGTTATAGATAATTTCTTGCATGAATTTGTTGCGAAAAGAATTGTTCAAGAGTTAAAACAATATCAACATTGGTCTTGTGACACGACGAATGAAGTCAAAGAATATCAGATAAACAAATATTATACTCCAGATGTTTTCGATCTTTCTACATTAGAAAAATTGAATATAGACTGCCCTATTACGAAGTTTACTCTAGACTATTTGAATAGCTCGGACACTTTATTTTTCTTGGAAAAACTGACGGGTATAAATTCTCTGATAGGTGATGAAACTTTTCTAGGCGGTGGTGTACATAGAGTTTTAACTGGCGGAAAATTAGGCATACATGCAGATTTTAATATTCAATTTAAAAACAATCTTCATCGTAGATTGAATATGCTAATTTACCTGAATGAGAATTGGCAAGACGAGTGGGGCGGAAATTTAGAACTTTGGGAAAAGGATATGAGTAAGTGCTGTATTCAAGTCAAACCATTGTTCAATCGAGCGATAATTTTCAGAATTACTGATGATGCATTCCATGGTCATCCTCACCCATTAAATACGCCAGAGGGGGTTGACAGATATTCCTTAGCGTTGTATTATTATACACAAGACAGGCCGGAACACGAAAAGGCTCCATTCCACCCGGTTGTCTGGAAAACCCCTAAATATTAAACATAATTCGGTGAAGGTAGAAGTAAAGTGAACAAGACGGGAGGGGCAGTACCTCCCCAGGTCCACCAAAAAGGTTCTAGAGGATAGATTGATCACCTATCACTGCATCGTAATTCAGTAGAACCTTTTTGATGGGCCTGAAATAGTATCGATTGGCACTTGAGGGCTACTGGAGAATCGGCAATGTGAAAGCCGTTAGGGTTGGGACCTCCTGACCGAAGAAGCAAATGAAGTAACCGCAAACGAAGATCGTTTCGTATTGGCTGCCTAAACTCAGCCTAGGGTTTCGGTGGATTTCCTCGTAACAGAATAATCCACCAATCACAAAAGGAGAGAAAGATGAAAACTATACTTTACAGTGTAGTGCTCTCGGCTTTTGTTCTCTTTTCATCTTCGGCAAACTCACAAGGATTGCCGGTATTTCTTAGCTTCAATGAACTAAGTAAAGATACACAGAGACAAGTTACTTGTCTCGCAGAGAACATATATTTCGAGGCCAGATCAGAAAATTTAATTGGAAAAGCAGCAGTTGCTTTTGTGACATTAAACAGAGTAGTTTCTGGTAATTTTCCTAATACCATTTGTGGAGTTGTATATCAAAAAATTAGAGGCGTTTGTCAGTTCTCTTGGTATTGCGATTCAAATATTACCAAAAAGAAATTGACAATTTATAGATCCTCGTTGTATAATGACATTCGATCACTTGCAATGGAAATTATTTTATACTATCATTTACTTGATGATATTACAAAAGGCGCAACATATTTTCATAACACCAAAGTAAATCCTGGTTGGAAATTGCAGAAAACTAATCAGATAGGTAATCACGTTTTCTACAGAAGCAAACGGGATAAAGTTGAAAAAAGAAAACATTTATTGAGAGTATAATGAGTGAAATTGAAAAACTTGATAGATCAATCGATGAAATGCTTCGAAGACTTCGGTATTCGAGAAAAATTAAAAGAATACAAACCAGAAAAAGATCGAAGAGAGTCCTCGATCATTATGTCTGGGGCGCAGATGAGATAAAAATGTCTAAGAACGATAAAATTTTTGTTGGTGCATCCGACTATAGTGATTATGTGTTCTCTCAACTTTTAGATGTTCGGGCCACAAAGGGGAAGTCTACACATACTCGTGAGTTTAAACTTCACGGCAATCGAAAAGATTGGCACACTTACATTGAGCAGGCTTTCGTTCGAGATCATTTGCTTGAGTTCAATGATTCTACTGGTATTATTGTATTAGTGAACGACAATTTTATTCGGTATGACGTTAGTTCGAATTCTATTATCGTAAAGCCTTACGGCGACATGAATTTCATTCATAATATTCAAAAAGATTTTCTTGAAGAGTTTGATCTCGTCACTTCATATATCGAATGGATCTATTCTAACAATGGTGAATCAGTAAGTGTTCCTTTGAATGTAGATCGAATGCCAGTTGAAGAGATGTATCCTTTTCTCAAAGGCGAGAAGCTCACTGACTATTATGACAGATTCATGAAGTCACCTGCGAATATTCTTTTGTTGATTGGTCCTCCTGGAACAGGGAAGACTACATTCATTCGGGGGCTAATTGCACACAGTAATTCGTCTGCAATCGTAACATATGATGCTGCGATTCTCGAAAAAGATTTTGTCTTCGCTCGATTCATCGAAGATGACACTGGAATGATGGTGCTTGAAGACTCTGATAATTTCTTGAAATCTCGTAGTGATGGTAATACAATGATGCATCGCTTTCTGAATGTGGGTGATGGTCTTGTCACTACAAAAGGAAAGAAGATGATTTTCTCAACAAATCTTCCTTCAATTCGTGATGTAGATCCAGCTCTGATTCGCCCTGGTCGTTGTTTCGATATTCTTTCTTTCGAGCCATTGACTAAAGAACAAGCGGAAAAACTTGCACAGAGAGTCGAAGTTAAACTTGAAGGTGATAAGAGCACTTGGTCTATTGCTGAAGTATTCAACAAGCAGACGGATCAAAAAGCTATCAAGAAAATTAATTCTAAAATTGGATTTATTTAAGGAGAAATATTATGGCAGTACAACAATTTAGTATCAATCAAATCTCATCTGAAACAGATCGAAAAAAACTATATGATGCAATCAAAGAGTGTTCTAACTCAATGACTCGAATTGCTGCTGAGAAAGATTTGATCAAAGAAGCAGTCAAAAATGTATGTGAAGAGCTTAAACTACCGAAACGCTTAGTCAATCGTTTGGTGAAAGTTTATCATAAACAAAATTACGACGAAGAAGTCGCAACACATGAACAGTTTGAACAACTCTATGAAACTATCGTAAAGTAAAATGCCTACTAAAGAAGAGATGTTTAAATTTCAAGAAGAGATAGAAAGTATTGTCTCTGGTACTGATTACAATTACATGGAAGCAATCGTTGAATATTGTAATCGAACTGGCATGGAAATCGAAGTAGCTTCAACACTTGTCAATAAAGATTTGAAAGCTAAAATCGAAATTGATGCACAAGAACTCAATATGCTTCCGAAAACGCACCGACTTCCAATATGACTGGTTATGAAGCCTTCAGTATATTTCATGTTTTAAAGTTACACTTCACCACTAACTATGATTACTTCAAATACAACGGTAAGTGTAACATTACAATAGACTCGTTCGAAAAAAGAAAAGATAAGTATCACTTCTATAAATTATCGAGAAAGTACGATCCAGATGAATACAAGCAATTTGTCATATCCAACTTATTGAAAGATTCTAATATTTGGGCTGGCAATTTGCTTGCAGACTCATCTAAAGAAATACACATGGCACGAATGGCGAGAATACAATCTCTTTCTTATCACTTTCGAAATGATTGCCAAAAGATAAGAGAAACTTCAGATTTCAATAGTGTTTTGAAAACTGATGGTGATTATCCCTTACTTCTGACTCTCGCAAATAGGGAAGAGGTATCTGATGAGACGGTATGTATTCTAAATTCATTTGCGAATTTCTTACCGGTATGGAACCGGAAAATAACGGATACAATTCGTTGGCCTCTTGTATATAAGAAGTGGGTGTGCTATACTCCCTTTATAGAGTTTGATAAAACAAAATTCAGAAAACTTGCACTAGAAGGACTACAATGAAAAAAGTTTACTTAGACATGGATGGCGTACTATGCGACTTCCAAAAAAGGTATGAATCTATGTTCGGTCCTCTTCATCGTGAAGAAAGGGACGATAAAGAATGGTCGGTCAATTGGGAACAGTTCGTAACTACGGAACAATTTAAAACTCTCGAATGGTTCCCTGGTGGGCGCTCTCTCTTAGCGCGCCTAGTGTTTCTGACTCAGAGAGCAGAAAATTTAGAAATTCTTTCTTCATCTGGTGGGTTACAGTTTCATGACCAGGTGAAAGAACAGAAATTGCATTGGCTAAATGAAAATGGTGTTTTCTTCAAAGCAAACATTGTACCAGGTAGGTCATACAAAGCACAATATGCTACACCTGATACAATTTTGATTGATGATACACCAGAGATTGTCGATGCATTCAATGCAGCAGGTGGTCATGGAATTTTACACACTGATGTTAATCAAACAATGGCATTAGTGAGTGAAATTATTCGCCCTGGTCGCCCGAGTGCATAAATACATTCACATAATGCATACTGTGGATAACAAAACATATTCCGTTTATACTACGACATACGAAAGGACTTAATATGAGTTTTGCAAATTTGAAACGCAACCGCAACAGTCTCGAAAAACTTACGAAAGCAATTGAGACTACCACACAAGCTGTAGAAGCTGGCTCAAAAGACGATACCCGATTCTGGCAACCAAGTGTAGATAAGTCTGGTAATGGCATGGCTATTATTCGCTTTCTACCAGCACCTTCTGTTGATGGTGATGATGGTCTTCCTTGGGTTCGAACCTTCAGTCATGGTTTTCAAGGACCTGGCGGATGGTTTATCGATAACTGTTTGACTACTTTGAATGATAAGTGCCCAGTTTGCGAACACAATAACTCATTGTGGAATTCAGGCATCGAAGCAAACAAAGAAATCGTTCGCAAGCAAAAGCGTAAACTTAGCTATATTGCTAACGTTTATGTTGTTTCTGATCCTTCGAATCCCGAAAACGAAGGAACAGTTCGACTCTTCAAATTCGGTAAGAAAATTTTCGATAAACTTACTGAAGCAATGAATCCAGAATTCGCTGATGAAGAACCAGTGAATCCGTTTGATATGTGGGAAGGCGCTAACTTCAAACTTAAGATTCGCAATGTTGAAGGCTATCGCAACTACGATAAATCAGAGTTTGCAGATAAATCACCTTTGCTTGATGGTGACGATTCTAAACTTGAAAAGATTTATTCGCAAGAGCATTCACTAAAAGAGTTTCTTGATAAGAAAAACTTCAAGTCATATGAGATGATGAAATCTCGTTTGGATAAAGTTCTTGGATTTGATGGTGAACCTGTTGCAGCACAAGCTCGCGCAGAAGACCTTCCAGTTCAAGG